CATTGGCGACTGAACTGCATCTAACGCTTTTTCCCACGCAGATTTCTGTTCGTCAGCGATTTCCTCTGCAAGCTCAGCCTGCCGACGAGCGTAGTATTCGAGGATCTTGTTTACGTCGGCACCCAGCTCGGCTGCCCGGGCAAGCGCTTGCTCCCGCTCTCGCAAGAGCAGCTCTTCACGGCTTGCTGTGAGCTTAAACAAGCGATCTTCCCACGACTGCTCAAACTCCAGGCGGGCCTGCTCCAGCTCCTCTATACGCTTCCGCTCGGCCTCAGCTTCCGCCTCGGCGATCTTCTGGGCTTCTTCAGCTCGGCGCTTCCGTATCTCAAGCTCCTTTTCAGCGTAGTACTCGAGGATGGCCGTCGTATCTGCGCCGATCTCTTCGGCTTGACGTATGGCTTCCTCTTTCTCACGTTCCAAACGCTCCAGCTCGTCCGCTTGGAGGTCAAAGAGCTTACGAGCCCAGCGTTCCTCAAACTCAAGGCGCGTCTGTTCCCGGGCTTCGAGCGCTTCAGCCTCTTGCTTTGCGGCTTCCTCTGCAGCTTTTTCCTCTGCCGCTCGCTGGCGGTCCAAGATCTTCTGCCGTTCGTTTTCGTAGTACTGCAGGATAGCGAGCGTATCGAGACCATGTTCCTCAGCCAGTTGCAACTCAGCTTGCATTCGTGCCTCTAAGAGTTCAAGCTCCGAGGCGGTCTGCTCAAAGAGCCGTGTCTCCCACTGGCGCAAGAGTCGCTCTCGCTCATGCTGAGCATCCTGCTCCGCTTTTAGCTCCCGTTCACGGGCAGCTTCTCGCTCGGCTTCGATCTCGGCCAGAATCCGCTTTTCTTCCTCGGCGTAATACTTCAAAATCGCCGTGGTATCCGCACCAAGCTCCTCCGCTCGACGGATCGCTTCATCTCGATCCCGGGCCAGAATCTCAAGCCGACTAGCACTCTGCTCAAAGAGCTTGCGAGTCCATGCTTCCTCAAAGTCTGCAACGCTCTGTAGGCGCTTCCGGTCTCGCTCCTCGTCCTCCTTCAGTTGCCGGTCAAGGATCTCCTGGCGCTTGAGAGCGTAATATTCAACTATTGCAGTAGTTTCCGCTCCAAGTTCTTCGGCCCTGGCAATAGCCTCTTCCTCGGCCCGTTCCAGCAGCTCCAGCTCGGTGGCGGTAGCCTCAAATAACTTGCGGGCCCAGTCCTCCTCGAACTTTGCGAGTGCATCAAGTCGGCGCTGCTCCGCCGCCTCCTGCTGTTTGGCCTCCTCATCGAAGATCTCTTGCCGCTTAATGGAGTAGTACTCGAGGATCGCAGTCTTATCCGCCTCCAGGGCCTCTGCGCGGGCAAGCGCTTCCGCCTCCTCAGCCTCCAGCTGAGCGAGCCGATCGGCAGTAAGCTGGAACAGTTTCCGGTTCCAGTCGGCCTCGAACTTAGCCCGGGCTTCAGCCTGCTTGTTGGCTTCCTCAGTTATGACTTCCGTCTTCTCTTGCTCGATGTCAGTAATGGCTTGAAGCTGCGTATCCAGCTCCTGGAGGATAAAATCTGTTTGGGCCGTCCATCCTGTTTCGACAGCCTCTGTCTGTTCATCCAGCTCAGCGGCCATAGCCTCGGTTTGGCCCGTGATTTTATTGATAACAAGTTGAATGTCCTCTGCAACCTTGGCTCCCACATCGCCCCAAGACACTTTCATGTCTTCGGCTGCATCCTTCATCTTGGTGGCGTTTGCGTCAAGCGCCGCCTGGAGCTCCTCAATCTTCTGCCTGGAGGCGTCAACGCTGCCGCTTACCTTTTCTCGCAGGCCAGCAAAGGAATTACCTATACCAAAGGGCAGGGACTCAAGGATTGAAAGACGTTCCAGGATTTCATCCACTACTCCGATGATTGTTACTTTCATCTTCTCAAAGGAAAGCGACATGTTGAGAGCTAGCCTCTCGGCAGATGCCCTCATGTACTCCCAAGTAGCAGATAAAGCAGTCTTAACCTCATCCCAAGCCCGGTAAACTTCATAGGCAATTACAGCCAAGCCAGCGATGCCCGCCACAACTCCCACCACTGGCAAAGATATGCTTGTGATAGCCGGGATCAGTGTCTTGCTGATAAACGCGGAGAGCTTACCAAAGGCTTGCACGACAGCCCCTGCTCCTGTGGCCATTTGACCAATCAGAAGTAGAGCGGGTCCTAACGCAGTAACTAGCCCGCCGATAACAACAATTGTCCTTTGTGTAGTGGGGCTGAGATTCGCCAGCCAGTCAGCAAGGTCACTAATCTTCTCCACTACAGCCAAGAGGGGAGGCAGGAGAATCTGCCCAAAAGTGATGGCCACCTCTTGGAGTTTGTTCCTCATGATAGCCAACTGGGATTCAGTCGTCTTATACCGCTGTTCAGCTTCGGTGGTTAAGGCAACATTTTCTTCCCAGGCCTCTGTGCCTAATTTGATAGACTCAGCGAAAAGGTCCCCAGCACCCGCTGCACGGAGTAAAGCGTCCCGCATCCTAACTTCGGTAATGCCGATGTCGTCCAGCACCTTAATGGCGCTGGTGCCCTCTTCCTGGGCCCTCTGTAATCCGTTAATAAAGGCGATAAGAGCTTGAGCGGCATTTTCCTGGAAGGTCGTGGCAAACTGCTCCGCACTCATGCCAGCAACAGCGGCGAACTGCTCCAGCTTCTCGCCACCAGTCTCGGCTGCCAGCTGCATATTGACCATTACCTTGCTAAATGCAGAGCCACCGGCTTGAGCTTCAATACCCACGGAGCTAAGAGCACCAGCCAGAGACAGTATCTCAGCTTCAGTCATGCCGACCTGCTTGCCAGCACCAGCAAGACGAAGACCCATTTCAACGATCTCTGCTTCAGTAGTCGCCAAATTGTTGCCTAGCGCCACAATGGTGGAACCGAGCTTGTCAAACTCGGTCTGAGGCATTTGCGTGATGTTGGCCAGCCGCGCCAGAGCTGTGGCCGCTTCTTCTGCCGACATGTTCGTGCTCTCGCCCAAGTCGATCATGGTCCGCGTGAAGGACAGAATGTGATCGTTGGCGATACCTAGCTGACCGGCGGCCTCGGCCACTCCTGCGATTTCGACAGTAGAGGCTGGGATTTCCCTGGCCATATCACGGATGCCTTTGGAGAGAGCGTCGAACTCTTGCTCTGTCGCATCTACCGTCTTACGAACTCCTGCAAAAGCGCTTTCAAAGTCAATGGCGCTCTTAGCAGCAACACCACCAAGAGCCGCCAGTGGGGCGGTTAGGCGGGTGCTCAAGGTCTTGCCTACATCTGTAAGCTTCTTGCCAACATCCTGGAGCTTTTCCCCCGCCTCCTGCATCTTCTGGTTAAACTCGTGGTTCTGCAGGTTGACGGCTCTAAGCTGTTTCTCGTAGTTCTTTAACTGGCTTTCGGTCTTGATGAGCTCCCGCTGGAAGGCTCGGTATTGCTCTTCACTGATCTTGCCTTCCTGGAACTGCTGATTTACCTGAGCCTGAACTTCCTTCAGCCTGTTCAGTTTCTCGCGAGCATTTTCAACTTGATCGGCAAGGAGTTTCTGTTTCTGAGCCAGGACTTCCGTATCGTGAGGATTGAACTTAAGGAGCCGCTCGACTTCCCGCAGCTCCTTAGATATTTCTCGCGATGTCTTATTGACATCCTTCAGCGCCGCATCAAGTCCCGTGGTATCTGCGCCTATTTGGACTGTGATCCCCTTGATCTTAGCCACACTCTCACCTACCTTTATTGGGAAAGGCAGGCATGGCTCGCTACTCAACGGTGCGGCTCGCTCTGTCCTTTAATTTTCACCTTCACGATTTTCTTGCACCTAGTGCACTTGATCTCCACTTCGCCCTCTCCACGGGCGACAAACAGCAGCCAATCACAGAGAGGGCACCTGACTTCTCTCACATTTCGGCACCCCCTTACATCAAAAGCTTGTCAATGTCTTCTTGAGTGGCCTCACGAACCTGATCACCCTGCTTAGCGTCATAGTCGCCAAAATAAATGTCCGTAAACTCCACAAAGTCACGGACACGAAAGAGAGCCAGCTCATCAAAGGTCAAACCCATTTTCTTCGCATTGGCCAACAAAAGTAGATCGATTCGACCCTCAAACGGTTTATTTGCTTGTTTAGGTTTTCGGTGGTGCAGATCGTCCGGAACGAAAGAAACCGTCCGTGGCTTCTTCTACCACATCCATTATCCACTGCGGATCATCAAACCCGATGGTTTCAAATTGTGCCAACCACTCCTCGAACTTCGGAAATACGTCAGCAGGTTTGGCCGCCTTGTTCATCGCATAAGCTAATTGGAACAAGCTGATCATATCTAGAGACGAAAAATCTCCATCTTGCAGTGATTGTAAAGATTGCAGTTGGAGAATATCAGCAACCAGATCACGGTCAAACGCCTGTTTGTAGAACAAGAGGGCCAACGGATTGGCCCTCAGTTGGATCTCTTTGCCTCCGATATTAGTCGTACGCACTCCTTACCCCTCCTGTTCCGGGAGCTTCACTTCATCGAACCATCCGTCAAAGATAGTCGCGTTGGTCTCATCACGCTCAATGACGCTCTTGACGATCTTCTTACCGTTGTGGTCAATCGGCAGGATCGTGATATTCAGCGTCTCGGTGGTCGGAGTAGCCGTATCGGTGGTCGTAGCCGCGTTATCGGCAGGCCGGCTAGCGATGCAGTTGTAATACACAAACCTGCGGTTACGCTCGTCGCCCAGCACCTGGCCAAGCAGCGCAAACTCCTTCGGCTGCCCGTCGGCAACCTCAACCAGCATACCATTGTCATCAACTTCCCAGCCGAGCATTTCGGCAAGAACATCGTCCGGCACCAGGGCCAGCTCCAGCGTGCCGCTGTACCCATTGTTAGTAAACCTGCTGTAGTACTTGAGATTGTCGGCATAAAATGCCGTCTCGCCACCTTCCGGATTCATGGTCAAGTTGACTGCTCCCGGAATAGCTACCGGAGTACCCCAGCCTACCGTCCCGGCGGCGACCACAGTCGAGTCTCCCATCTCCGCACCGGTTCCCCCGGTGTCCGCAAACGCAATAGCCAGGGTCGCATCGTTGTCCTGGGCCACTTTGGTTGCGAGGTAGACGGCAGTGCCAACACGTCTAGCCCTAAACACAGCACTGATTACCTCATCGTTGTTCAGGGCGTTGCATACGGCGCTGGCCACCTTTGCGGCGGTGGTGTGAGTCTCGCTTGCTAGTGGGACTACTACGCCATGAGGCGAGTCATCCCCTAGCAGCGTAGTAGCCGTGACTGTGAGTGTCGCCTCTCCGTCCGTCGACGGTGGTTTGGTCACCTCAATACTCTGGGTTTG